TATATGAAAGATATTTTATTTTTAAATTACCATTGGGTACCTAATAGCACATACATTTTTAAATCACTAGAAAATACAGGGTACACTTGCGATTTTATCGGTGAAGAAGAAATAAAATCTTTTGTTCCAGACTGTGAATATAAGGTTGTGTTTGCTTATTTACACGGTCCTAGTGAGATACCAATAATTAATAATTTATTGGAAACTTCTCTTAAAAATAGTTTTTTTATTCAGCATGACGATACCGATTCGGAAAATATTAACCAATGGTTTTCAAGATCTCCCGATTTAATTATGCACAGAGAATTGACACAGAATACGAATAGATATTATAATTGTCCTATATACCCTATGCATTTTCCGATACCGTCAGTTAATGATATGTTAAATCGGGAAAAAGATATAGATGTTTGTTTCATTGGTGCCCCTACAAATATTAGACGAAATTACTTTGTAGAGAAATTGGTTGAAGTACAAAAACAATTAAATATAAATTGGGCAGTAAAATATTCACATGAACGTAATATACCTCAAACAATGGATATTTTAAATAGATCAAAGATTGTAATAAACTATCCTGGAAATAGTTATGACAGTTGGAGAATTTGGGAAGCGGCAAGCGCAGGTGCAGCATTGTTACAACCTAAATTGCCTTTAGATAGTACATCTAAAGACCATATGTTCTTTGAAGAATATGTTGAATATAATTTAGATTGCTCAGATTTAAAAGAAAAAATAGAATGGCTTTTGGATGAGAACCGGTGGATGGAATGGGGGCATCGAAGTTTAAACGCTTATGAAAATTACCATTCTCCTGAAAATTGTTTTATTCAATACTACAACAATATAATACGGCATGCTCCTTTAGAAAGAAAACTGCCTGTTTCATTAAACGCAATAGATTTTTATTTACCTAACAGACTATGATTAAACTAATAATTTTTGATTTAGATGGAGTTCTAATAGATAGCAGAGAACTTCATTATGATGCTTTGAATGCTGCATTGGATAAAATTGATCCTAAGTATATAATTACAAGAGAAGAACACTTAAGTAGATATGATGGGTTGAATACTACTGCAAAATTAGAATTGCTACATACTGAAAAAGGATTACCTAAATCCGAATTTAATGCGGTATGGCAAAATAAACAATCTGCAACTATTGACGCATTTAAAGAATTTACTTACGATCAAAAATTAATTTCTATATTTGAAGAATTAAAACAAATTGGTTATAAGATTTGTATTGCTAGTAATAGTATTAGGGAAACTGTAAAGCTATCATTATTGAAAATTGGTATACTTGAATATGTAGATTACTATGTTAGTAATGAAGATGTTAAAAGACCAAAGCCATTCCCTGAGATGTATTGGAAATGCATGACAGCAATGGGACACACCGCAAAAGAGACTTTAATAATTGAGGATAGTCACATAGGAAGAGCAGGCGCAATATCTAGCGGAGCACATTTATTACCGGTTGAAGATTGTAATGATTTAACTATTGAAAAAATAAGGAAAGAACTAATGTTACTAAATGGATTAAATAATAGCCCAAAAATTCCTTGGCGTGATAATAAATTGAATGTTTTAATTCCAATGGCAGGCGCAGGATCTAGATTTGCATCTGCAGGTTACACATTTCCAAAACCATTAATTGAAGTTAATGGTAAACCTATGATTCAAGTTGTTGTTAACAATTTAAACATAGAAGCTAATTATATCTTCATAGTACAAAAAGAACATTATGAGAAATATAATTTAAAATATCTATTGAACTTAATTGCGCCTAATTGCAGTATAGTTCAAGTTGAAGGACTTACTGAAGGTGCAGCATGTACGACATTGCTGGCAAAAGAATTTATCGACAATGACAATTCTTTATTGATTGCGAATAGCGATCAATTTATAGAATGGGATTCTAATTCATGCATGTATGCGTTTGGTGCAGATTCAATTGATGCCGGCATTTTAACATTCAAGGCAAGTCATCCTAAGTGGAGTTATGCTGCATTAGGCGACGACGGATTTGTAAAAGAAGTAGCAGAGAAAAAAGTTATTAGTGACGATGCGACTGTGGGTGTTTATTATTGGAAACATGGAAACGACTATGTTAAATATGCCAACCAAATGATAGAAAAGAATATTAGAACAAATAACGAATTCTATGTTTGTCCAGTATTTAATGAAGCAATTCTAGATAATAAAAAAATTAGAGTAAAGAATATTAAAAATATGTGGGGCATTGGCACACCCGAAGATTTAAATTATTTCCTGCAAAATTATAAGGCGTAAATATGACAAATGTGACAATTATAACCGCAACAACCGGTTCTAATTATTTAAAGGAAAATATTAAATCGGTTCAAAAACAAACATATAAAGATGTTCAACATCTTTTAGTTGTTGACGGAAAAGAACATTTAGATAAAGTAATGAATATTCTAAATGAAATAGATATTACTAATGTTGATTTAGTTGTTTTACCATATGCTACAGGTAAAGAACAATATAATGGACATCGAATATATGGCGGATTTACACATATTGCAAAAGGTGATTACATTGGTTACCTTGATGAAGATAACTGGATAGAGCCAGAACATGTGCAATCGTTACTTGATACTGTAAAAGATAATCAATGGGCGGCCACATTACGTAAAATTGTAGATAGTGAAGGTAAGTTCATTTGTAATGACGATTGCGAAAGTCTATGTAATTGGGAATCAGTTATTAATGATTATTTTGTAGATGTTAACTGTTTCTTTTTCACAAAACCACTTGCGCTTCAATTAAGTCCGATTTGGTATAGACGTGCAAGACATCCAGACGATCAACCTGAAGTCGATAGAGCATTGACATATACACTAAAAGATAATATAATAGCATGTGAGGTTACAGGAAAGTACACAGTAAATTATAGAGCAGGCAATAGATCTGATTCGGTTCAAGGCCAGTTCTTTTTACGAGGTAATGACATAATGAAACAAAAATATAATGGAGTTTTCCCATGGCGAAAGTAGACTACAAATACAATGAAGGCGAACTTATTAAGGAGTTCCAACAATATATTGACTCAACATATGGTCAACACTACTCAATGAATCGGTTTCAGGCAACCGAATTCATTATTGACAATGGACACGGTGTAGGATTCACCGCAGGAAATGTCATGAAATATGTTCAAAGGTACGGAAAAAAAGCAGGAAGGAATAGACAAGACCTACTAAAGGTGTTACACTATGCATTGATGCTTTTATATGTACATGACATTGAAGTTGAAGAACCCGTGGCACATCGTGAACCAATTGAAAATTTTGTGCCACATCATCCAGTTTAAAGGAAAAATATTATGCAAATTAGTAATGAAACAATCCAACTCTTGAAGAACTTTGCTGCAGTTAACAGCAATATTCTAATTCGTAAAGGTAAGACTTTATCTACAATCAGCACGGCAAAGAACATCTTTGCGAAGGCAACAGTAGCAGAAGACTTCCCAGTTGAGGTTGCTGTGTATGATTTAAACTCTTTGTTAGCATTGTTAACATTGATGGAGAATCAAGATGTTGAGTTTGGTGAGAAGTCATTGACTATCTCTAAGAACAATGGTAAGTTTGAGTACTTCTATTCTAACGCAAACGTAATTGTTGCGGCTCCTGATAAATCTATTGAGATTGATAATCACTTTCAATTTCAACTATCCTCAGAAGATGTTAATATGATTATGAAGGCAGCTAACATTACAGCAGCGCCTACAATTTCAGTAACAGCAAAAGACGGCACAGTTGTATTGACTATCGGTGATAAGAAAAACGATACTGCAAATACTTATAAGAAAACAATTGGCGCAAGTGACGAATCATTTGAATGCCATATGTCTGTAGACAATTTTAAAATTGTCCCGGATGCTTATACAGTAACAGTATCTAAAAAGAAATTGTTCCACTTCCAACACGCTACAAAAGCATTAGAATATTTCATCGCAATGGAACCTGACTCTGTTGTTTGATGCATTTTGACTACGCTATAAAAATAGCGCAAATTTAATATTATGGAGTTATTATGGATATTCGTGAACAAGAGTTTTTGTGGGT